TTATATCGCCTGTGTAGTTCAATGGCGCAAAGTCCAGTTCGAGGTGAATACCGTTGCCTTGTGAGGTGGACGTTGTAACTTGTGCTCCTCTGCGGGTTTTATTGCCAAGAATAAAAACATTTCTTCCGCCGTAAAGAGCAACACTAATCCCGTGGCGACCTAAATTATAAATAGTATTGTTTACTACGCTTATGCGGCGCGTGAGAACAGCGGGCGTTGATGAAACAATCTGGATAGCATCGCCTTGGCAATCGTGAATTATCAGATCATGGATTGAAATATCTGTACTATCTGAAATATTTATCCCTGCGTTGTGTTCGCTGGAAACTTGTGCGTTACCATTTCCGTCAATTTGAAAATCATAAAAAGCAACATTGCTTTTACCTGTGCAATCAAACACGCAAGAAAAGCTAGGGGATAAAGCTTTTTGTTTAATTATGGTGGCATTGCCGTGGCCACGGACAATAGTATTTGAAGGAACGTTGACTTGGGTTACAAAAAACGTGCCGCGTGGCAGCATTAAAACGCCGCCGCCTGCCGCGCTTAAAGCGTTAGCTGCCGCTTGAAATACGCTCGTGTCATCTGCGCTGCCAAGGGTTCCGCCCGCGTCGTAGTCTTTAACCTGAAAAAACTCAGCCGACCTATCCGCTATTGATCTAGCGGCGGTTCCGCCTGTTGCAATATATTTCTGCCCCCGTGTTGCGAGTTCACTATCTGCGACCGCATCTCGCGCATTAACTCCTCCGAACCCGTTAAAGTTAATATCACCGGGCGCAGCGGTTGCGGGGTTGTAAGATTGCACAACGGGTGAAGTTGTAACAATCGGCTGGCCCGTAGCATCAAAGGCAAGGTATTTGTTTGCGCGGCCTGCCGCTAAAGGTATTTGTGCAGCAGTGGTGCTGTCGTAGTCAGGGGCTATGCGCAGCACTTTGCTAAGCGCCCGCGTTAGATATTGAGTGACCCCGGTAATACGGTCGAGCGCGTCTTCCACTGAAGGCCCAAGCAAAGTTTGGGAGTTTATAAAATTCGTAAGCTGGTCAGGAGTTGGATTGCGCAAGATCGCCACGGCCACGGCTGCCGCAGGAGCGGGCGTGATAGTGACACTGCCCCCTGCTACGAGCTTAGCCCCCGTGACTGTGTAACCTGATGTTTGCACAACACCATTGAGCGCCACAACCAAATCAGCGTTCTTCATAAACTTAGAAGGAAACGGAAATACTGTTGTCACGCCATCGCCAACATAGGCAAAGAATGAAGTTTGGGTCTGCACAGTCATTCTAGTTTCCCCTGATGTTGTAAAGCGGCGAATTATCTGTCAACGATTGGATAATCCCCCGTATAAGCGGATGGGCTTCGTATGGCAAGGATGCTTCGGCTAAGTTTTGATCGCGTTTGGCAGATGTCTTGCCATGAAGCATGTCGCCAACAACCCGCGCCGCTGCAAACCCACTATCTATAAGCCCGCCTGTTGGGCCTAGAACTGCACCAATGGCCCCTGAACTATCCGACGCACGGGCCGATTGTTGACCCAGCGATGCTCCGCGACCGAGCATAAATGACAAGGGCGTAGTGATTGGGTTGACCCTGTACTGTTGGCCTATAGAACCTGATATGCGCTCAAGGCGGTTTGATATGTCAAACGCAAGAGGAAATATAGAAGAGTTATCGAGACTATCTTTGATAAGTAATGCGGGATTGTCTGTTGTGTCTTTAAGGTATTTTTGCCAACGCTCTTGGCCGCTACGGAACGCTTGAATGTAAGAAGCCAAACCGCCAATCGCCGTCATGGCTACAAGCCCGCTTAGGAACCTTGATTTTTCGCCTTGCATACCGCGCATCATGATACTGGTGTGGGCTGTCGTAGTGTAACTTGTGAATTGCAACAACAAACCCCCCATGGGCGTGTGCGCAAACAATGGTCTGTCGCCTGCGCCAGCGTGGCCCGCGATGCCGCTCACGTCAGCGTTGATCGCGGTGCGGTACGCCCGCACAGCTCTATCAACTCGTGCAATTTCCGCAGGGTTTCCTGTAGCTTCCGCTGCCGCAATCCATTTGTCTGTATTGGCAACTTTAGTGCCGTCTATTTCTTCGCCGTGAGCAGCATAAAGCTTGGCAATATCAGCCTGTTCTGAGGGGTTAATACCAAGCTTACGCAAAAGGGGTTCACCCTCACCACGCAAAAACGTGCCGTTGTCGTTTCCGAGGATAGCTTCCATAATCCTGTGTTGGGATATAATACCAGAAATAGATTGGGTAAAATCTGACAGCCAATTCATGCCGCTCCACTTGCTGCCTATGCCCGCCATCTTGCGACTAAACCTTTCAAGTGAAGTTATAGCAGGGAGAAACGGGTCGCCTACATCGCTGGCGTGGTTTATCAGCGCATGGTTAAACCTCGTGGCGATCAACCCCGCCTGTTCTAGCTCGCGCAAAACCAGTTTAGAGCCGGGGCTTCCCGCTCCAAACATGCCCGCCAGTGCTTGGGGGAAGGCTTTTAACCACGGGCTTAAACCGTGAATGAAAGCTGGGGCATATATGTCGGTGAAATTTTTAAACAAAAAACCTGTGTTGAACCTTGCCGAATTATAATTCGCCGCCGAGCGCATGATGCTTGCATAGTTCGAGTTGTTAAGTTCTGTTTGATAGTTGCCGCGTATAATATCACGCCCGCCTTTTGCGTTTCTCACATCTTCGGCCTCGCCCGCCATTAAAGCCGCTTGCGCCTTTTCTTGGATATCCTTCACGTCTTTTTTCAAGTTGAACTTTTTCTCGCCAAACACGGCGTTCACGTCAGCGACCGTTTGCGCATTGGCCACCGCTTCGCGCATACTGCGATAATGCGTTGCGATTGTGCCGTTGACGCCGAGTTGTTCGCGCATGTCGGCATAAATGAACTTACGCGTCAGCTCAAGTTCCGACGCCATGTTGCGAGCGTAGTGTTGGGATACGGTGCGCACATCAGTTTCAAGCCAGCCGTGTTGTGCCATAAGTGCTTGCGGCACGGGGTTAACGCGACCCCTATAAGGCCCACTGGTTTCGCGTGTGATGAATGAGGGTGTGTCGCCTCTGTCAGCGGTTCGCCCGGTGATCGCGTCATAGTATTCACCCGCCGCTTGTCGGCCCGCCGCTTCAAATGGATTTATCTCTTCCATCTTACGCCCTAGCTCAAGCGACGGCCCCCAGCGCCGTTCAAAACTTGTTTCCAGACGGCTTTGGATAGCTGCGTTCTTTTCTGCGTTGGCCTTGGCGCGTTCGGCCACGGCTTCCGGCGAAAGCTTGGCAGCGCGTTCTTTAATTCGTGCAAGTTGTTCACCACGCCGCAGATCACGCGCCGCCTGTTCTTCCTTGATTGTTTGCATCAAGTTGTCGAGCTTCTGCGCCCGCGCTTCTGCAGAGGCCGGGCCGACATCGGCGTGGTGCCGTAGCGTTTCTGTCACGTCAGCAAGCGCCGCTTCCATTTTGGCAAGCCTATCCGCGTGCATCGCCACGCGGGCGGGGTCTGCATCACCGTCTTGGATATGCGCAAGATAATCTTGTTGCCGCACGACCTTCGCCTGCGCCGCGTGAGCCTGCGCCTCAAGTGCTGCAATTTTTTCTTCGGCCACGCCGATAGGGTCGCCCGCAATCGAGTTCAGCACATTCTTAGCCCGCTGCGCGAACGCCCCAAGCGAGCGTTGCGTCAACTCGTGCATGTCATCAATGCGCTGGCTAAGCTGTTCACCTCGCGCGAGCTGTGCGTCGGCGTTATTCTCTGTCAGACTGCTCATACGTGAATGCAATTTTGAGCGCTGATCAATGTAATTGGCAAGCTGTTCACCACCGCGTGCAGTGATTGCTTTTATGTCTTCGCTGGCAGTTTTATCGCCAGAGCGCAAACGCCCTTTTGCTTCTGCCAGCGCGTCTATATCATCATTCAAGTGCACGTGATTGGCGTCAAGGGCTTTTGCTTGTGCGTTCAAATCTTGAATGCGCTGCGCCCGCGCAGGCCCCGCAAGGTTCATATCTTCTGTGCGCTGTTTAATTTTTGCAAGTGCTGCGTTGTGCGCTTCTAACTGTGAGCCGTAGGCTTCGTTAAAACTATCAGTGTAGAATTTACCGATCTTATCTAGGAATTTTGGTTCGTCCACAAGAAGGCGGTCGCGGTTCGGCATTTTATGTAAATAGCTTACGGCGTTTTTTAAGTCCATCGCACCGTCTTTTAACAGCGCCACGAACGGGTGGTCATCGCCTACCCCTTGGTCTTTTAGTTTTTGCCCAAGGTCAAGAGCCTGTTGCGTGAAATAATCCACAAGCTTACGGTGCGCGACCGCTGCTCTAGCGACAAATGCGTTGTCGCTTTGGTCGTTATTGTTGAACATCGCTTCGCCAGTGAGTTCATGGAATTGTTTTTCAGAGAGCCGTTCGCCAGAATTTCCGCCAACCGAACTTCGCATGTCATCGTAAGCAGCTTTTGATACGCGGTTCGCTTCATTTAAATAGCTCGCAACAAGTGTGCGGGAAGCCTCATCTACCCCACGGCCTGTCGTGTTGCCTTCTAAATGCATGTCGCGGGTCACGCCGCCACTGCCGAATAGGTCAAGCCCAAGTTGCCGTGTAACAGGTGAAGGGCTTGTCGCCATGGCGAGCTTTGGATTTAACGCACGGGTCGTTTCTGCAATCTTACGTGTCACATTCCCTGTGATCTGGGTTTCTTCGCGTGTGCGCTGCACGCCTTCCCCTTCATAATCAGGGTTTACCGCAGCACCGCCGGAATGCGGAACGCCTTCTGCGTCAAACAAAGTGTTAGGCACTTTGCCAGAATTGACGTCGGCCATGTTCTCCATGCCGCGTGTCACGGTGGCGCGTTCTGCTTTGCTTAAGACGGCTGCCGCGCCGCCCCCGATCAGCGAACCGATGACGGCTGCTGCTCCAATGTTGACAAGGCTTTCAGAACCGCTGCGGGTGTCTTGCGTCATTTGCAAGCCTGCCTCTGACGCTGTGGCTGCCGCTGCGGCAGATATGCCGCCCATCAACATTGACTTGCCGATAGCCCAGCCACCTTTGGCCCCACGCACGGCAACCGTGCCGGGGATTAAACTCGGTAAATCGAACACCCCTGCGGCCAACCCAGCGGCTATGCCTGTCCAGCCCGACGCAGCCATGGTTTCGTTATTACGGTTTTCCATGTCGATCTGTGATTTGACCTGATCGGCGTAGGCGGTGTTGAGAATGTGCGAAAAGCGATCATCGTAACCTTTGCCATAAAGCCCATTGGCTTTCATGTAGTTGATTGGATTATAAACCCCGTCGTCATGGTTATCCATGCCCGTATCTTTTCGAGCAATCACCGACCCAACAAAGTTGCCGCTTTCAAACGCTGCCGAAAGCGTGTCAGCAACCGATGGTGCGGGCTTTGAGAAATAAGCCGCTAACGGGTCTTCCTGCTTGCGGCCCGCGTTCGGGTCAACATAAAGCGAAGCGGGCAAGCTTTCGGCATCGAGCTGGTCAAAGGTTTTAAACGCCATTATTTACCCCTCGACGCAGCGCGGGCTTCCAAGATACGCGCAATGCGCGGGTCGTCATCACCCGCAGCCGCACGCATCTTAATATCTTGAATAAACGGGTCGTTTTCAGGAAGAAGCAATTCGCGTTCCATGTTGTCAGCATTTCGGCGTTTAGCTTCAATTTGATCTTTGCCTGTCTGCACATCGAGCTTGGCTTGCTTTGCTGCTTGCGCGTCAACTTCCGTCATCATGGGCGCGGGAGTTGCTACGCTGCTACGCCAACCGCGCACGGGGACAAGCGCAGCGTTCTTTGCGTTCTTATCCCTAACATAGGTTTCAATGTCAGGATAGAACACGCCGTTCAGCGGCACAGGTTCTTGGCCGGGAAGCTTCGGTATAACCGTAAGAGCGTAAGGAACAGATTTGAACGACTTCGGCAAGACGCCCGCTTCTTGGTCTTTGTGCAGCACTTCGGCGTAGGCAGTGGCGTCATCCGCGTTTTTGAATTTACCGAGAAATTCCCCCGTTTTGTGAAACTGGTCAATAGCCTCTTGGTCGGATAGAATGCGCGACCCGTCACGCGCCACTGTCGGCACAAGGACTTCTGCGCCGTCTTCTTCAAACGACATAGAACGAACGGTTGACACGGTGCCGTCGGCATTTTTAACCGTCGGCCTGCGCGTCAAATCTATATTGCCGCTTTGCACCATCGGCATTTTTGCGCCGGACGGTGTAACCCCGACGTCACGTTTTACTGTGTCAGGCGCACCGTTGAACGCAACGTCCGTGTTAGCGTGTGGGCTTGTAACAGGTGCAAACACAATCTGCGACGGGTCAAGCTGCGCCCAATCGGGGTGCGACCCGTGTTCTGCCGCGTGGGCCACGATGTAATCACGCGCTTGTTCATTTTGCCACGCATAAGGGTCAGACTGCCCGGCCAGTTTAAATTGCGGCAAATTCGCTTGGCTTGGCGGAAAACGTGTCACCACGCCGTTCTGCAAACCAAATTGTTTTTTGAATTGTGTGTCAGCGTAGTTAAGTGCGTCTGTTGGATTGTTGAACTTGCCGTAACCTTCTTGCGCCAACCCACTATAAATGCTGTTCATTGCACCACGCTGTGCGCCGGGCGGAAGCTGCGCGGCGTTTGGTAAACCACTGAACGGAACCATAGACGAAAACAAACCTTTAACCCGCGCTTCAACCGCCGTCTGTGTGAGGTTATCTTTTTTGAATTGGTCAATCATTTCTTTCTTGACCGGGTTGCGTGAAATCTCCTGTGTGTCGGTGATGATCTTTTGCGCAATATCAGCGGCTGGCGTATCAGGGTGCAGATCGTGCGCAGTGTTGAACTTTTGCACCATTGCTTCAATATCGCTTTGACCTGTAACACCCGCAAAAGCGTTCGGGTTCACACGCATCATATTCGCCGCCGTGGTTAGCCCGGCACCCAACACGTCAGGCTTATTCGCGGCCATGGCACCACGAATGCCAACACCAAAGTCACTTGTGACCAAGCCCGTTTTGTTAAACACTTGTTGCGCGACCGCTGCTGGGTCAGCACCGTTTTTCACCGCATTGGTGGCCCACGCATCCAGCCCGTTCTTTGTGTCTACGTCATAGGGATTAAACACTTTTGTCTCGCCCGGCGAAGGCGGGGCCATAGCGGCGTTGCCCCTCTGCAAATCGGCTTGGCCTTTGTTGCGCTTGTCGATAATGCCTTGGGCCTTGTTGATCTCATCGTAGTCTGTCAACCAAGAGCCGCGGGCTTGCGCCAAAGCATTCGCAGGCGCGTTGCCGTCGTTCAGCGTACTATATAAATCGTTGAGCTTTGCCGCGTGCTGCGCTTGGCCAGCCTGTGTTGTATCTTGCGCCTGCTTGGATAGTGTTCGTTGTGCTGTCTCGTCAACCGCTGCCGCCTGTTGTGGTGTTAAGTGTTGAAACGCATCGCTGTTGCCATTGCCACCCTCGCCACCTGTGACTTTTCCGTTCAGCACTTGGCCCGCATAGTTGAGCCTGCTTTTCCAGCCAAGCCCGCCTTGTGGATTATCCGGCGTCCAACCTTTCGGACGCTCATAGCCAATCATTATGGCCGTGGCTTCGCCAACGTTCTTTGCAGACTTAAGTGCTTCCCCCGAACCACTTTCGCTCGTTTCAAGCTCATGCTGCACGAAAGCCAATTGCGTTCCAAAATCACTTGCGGGTTTTCCCTGTTGTGCAGCAAACTTTTCAAGCTCGGCGCGGCGCTCCCTGTTCCATTGGCCGACGCCAACGCTGCCGCCGGGGTCGTTAGCATTATACGCCCCTGTATTAAGACCGCTTTCGTGCATAAGGTTGCCAACGATGCCCGCCGCTTGTTCTGACGTCCAGCCTTTGCTTTCAAAAAACCCAAGCGCCGATTGAGCTTTGCTGCCGTGCGCAATGTATTTTGTCGGGTCGTTCTGCGCCCTTGACAATTCTGAGGTATAGGCAAGTGTGTTTACTGTGTTGTCGATCAAACCTTGTTTCACTTGCGACGGCAAAGTTGACTTCATAATCAACGCCGTCTGCTGTTCTTTGATCTGTTTAAACACGTCAGGGTTTTGCTGCACTTGCAACGCAGCGGTGTTGTTGCTCTGATCAATCACAGTTTTGGAGTTTGCGTCTTGCTGTGTGAATTGATCTTTAAAAGCTTTTGCGGTGAACCCTTGCAAAAACTGGTCAGCGCGTGCGCGAAACTGTGGCTGTTGATCTGCGGGCAAATCTTTTATGTAGGTGTCAAGAGCCGTTCCAGCTTTTGTCTTTGATGCTGTCCACCAACCATCTGCCGAACCATTTATATTGCGAAGGTTCTGCTCATAATCTGTCATAACTGCGGTCTGAGTTTTTATGAACCCATCTTCTGCTCCGAAGGCTGCCGACTGTTTTGCGTTGGCTTGCAGCTTTGCACCGAGTTGTGCAACCCCACTGGCAAGACCTTGAAGTGCCTGCCCTGTGCCTGCGCCAAAATCATCAGGGGAAGCCATGCGTTGAGTGGGGAACAAGCGCTCTTGCGGTAGAATCTGCGGTTCGCTCGCGGTCATTATGTCGACAGGAAGCCTAGCCATTATGCGAACGCCCTAGAGAAGCCATCGAAGATGCTTGCAAACGCGCCAATACCGCCCCTCGCTCCGGCGTTGTTCGCCTGCATACGATCAAGCTCTGCGCTGTTGCGCAGGCCAGTGGAGCGCACAGTGCCGTCATAGATCGCGGTGAGACTGTCAAGCGTGCCTTGCTTGTTGATCGTGTCGAGAACATCGGCTGATGAACCACCTTCACCAATACCGTTCTCAAGCCCCCCTGCGCGGGCGGCGGCTATCCGTTGTCGGTTCTTCTGTTGCAGCGCCGTTGCCCTCATTGCTGCGTCATTGTTGACTGTGATTGCTTGGTTCTCGTTGACTTTGGCATTATAATCCGCCGCCTGTCTGGCAGCCCCCGCCGAAGCCAAAGCACCGACGGCACCGAGAACCCCGCCCCCAATACTGAAAAGACTACCAAGGCTAAAACCCCCGCCCGCCGCAGCCGCTCCTGTGCCGCCAAGCCCCGCAAACAATGGAAGTACAGCGGCCATCAGATAACCTTTCCGTACATGCTATGGTCAATTCCATTATAGAACTTGCGCATGATACCCTCGTGCTTAAACCCTAAAAGACGAAGCCACCTGTGGCCTTCTTTATGATGCCGCTCGGTATAGGCTTCAATTCTTTGAAAATCAACGTGCAGCCGCGCAATCTGTTTTTTGACCTCACGGGTCATGGCAATCATTGCCGGGCCGCTGTCCTCACCAAGAAAGCCCCACAGCACGGTTCGCCCGTTCCATATAGGCGCGTGGCCCCCAATCGCCACGAGCTTGCCGTTAAACCGCACGGCCCATGCTTCACCGCTGGAGATAAACATAAACAGCATGGTAGGAGTTAAAGGCGCTTGGTTTTTCTGCGCGTCGTGGGGGTGCAAGTCCAGTGCCATTGAAGGTCTTACGTCGCGCGTAAACTCAATCATTGATTGTCACCCGCAGCACAAGTGCAACGACGGTCGCGGGAAGGGGTTTATCTTGCTGGTAACACACAAAACAATCCGTCTCAAACCCACCGGGGAACGTTAATTCATAATCACCGTTGAACAGTGCAGGCGGAGTGCCGACGGCCAACGCCGGACGTAGGGTTTTTACTTCGTCGAGCTTATCGAAGTTAGGCCCCACTGCGCCGCCGATTGTCGATTGTAGCCGCAGAAAAGCTTTTGAAATAGCTTTCATGGCAGTCTGTGATGTACCAGCGCCGCCTTGAACTTCAATCCGCATCGTCTGCAACCGCGATTTAAATTTATAACCGACATGCACAAGCGACCCCGCTTGATCAAGTGTAATGGTTCCCGCCGTAACAGCTTTATCCGCGTGGTTTGAACCGTCAACACAAACACTAAACGTTTCCCCATTGAACATCGGGTCAACGGCAATCGTTGTTGTGGCCGCGCCTCTATAAGTCGTGCTGCAATCCACATGCACTGCTTCCGCTGCGCCTTTTTTAACAAGGCGGTAATCAAGCAAATACTCGACAGTGCGCACCGTTGCCCCGTTGATTGTGCGATTGACGATAAACCATACGTCGTCCGTTCTGCCGTCGGGTGCCGGAATAGATTGGATGCTTTCCACGAACGCGCCGCCGCCGAGATACTGAGGTGCCCACGCCAGCACACCGCGTTCACGGTTCAAAGTCAAAGATGCCAGTGTCCCATCGGAACATACGCACCACACAATGCTATCGCGTTGTTGTTGGTATGCCCAATCAATAATATCACGTTGAAATTGTTCGGGGTCGCTTGACCTTTCCGAACCATCGAATAGATGCTCTGACAAAACCGTTATGTCATCCGCTTTATATTTGTCGATTGTAAAATCGTATTTGGTGTCCCGAATGCGGTGGCCCGCGCGTTCCACAAAAAGAATGCTATCAGCCACGCGCAGCGGGCGCAGGAGCCGCGAACCATATTGCGTCTGCGGTGAGTTCTGCACGTTGGTTGGAGAATAAACTTGTTGGGCTGTTTGACCGCCCAGCGCACTTTCGGCCCGTGCAGTTCCAACAATCAAGTCACGAAGTTGTGCAATCCACCGAACGTTATCCAGTTTGTCCGCAGCCAACGTCAACGACATGGCAGTATCACTGGCTACAACGCCCGCGCTTACACGGTCGAAGCTTGAGAAATTTCCGGTTTGTGAGTGAAATATCTTTTTGCCGCGCACATAAGTCAGACGCTCTTTGAAAAAGCCTACGGCGGTAGGCCATCCGTACACGGATGAAAATTCGCTAAAAGCCCATCGCCGCGTCGGCAATGTCGAACATTCTTCCGGCATATAGTTGGTGACATTCAACGTGCAGCTTAGACCATCGCCCGCGACTGCGGTGATCACGCCCCAGCCATAACCAGAATGTAAATAGCGCCACGTCACCGCACCGTCATAAGAGTCGCCTTCCGTGTGCGTTGGAACATATCTCTGTGTCGTATCGGCTGACGCATAGGCGTAAGCGCTTTGTGCTTGGTAAACGTTGCCCGCATTCCTTATGCGGTCGTTTATGGCAACGTTTTTAGCGCCTTGATAAGGTGTCAGAGTTGACGGGTTGAATGTGTTCAATCGAAGTAAAGAACCAACATGGCCGGGCAAAAATACTGCGCTTGTGCAAGTGATGATTTTAACGCCTGTGCCGGAGCCGCTCGACTGCATTGTTATGGCGCTGTTCGTGTTCACGTCTCGGAAAGGGCCATCTGTGAAAGCGTCGGGCAACATAGTCCAGTTTGTAGCTCCCAGCCTCGATAAACGGTACGGCGCGTATTTACCTTCGGCGTGGGTAATCCACATAACGTCAGCCGATTGCAAAGTGCGAAGCGCAAACGTACCTTCAACAGTCATAAGGTCAGCCACAGCGTAGGGTGTGGCAATCTCATATGGCACGCCTGCGCTTAAAAGCTGCCCCCGGTTTGTCCAGAACCGAAGATAAAAATCACCAAACTCTAAGATATAAGCTTGGGTGGTGGAGAACACAAAATCGGCCAGCCATGATCGGTTGTTGTTATTTTTTATAAGCCCGGCCCAGCGTGTTCCGCCTCGCCTGCGCACAGGCCCTTGCACAGTGGGAATAAAATTTGAAAGTTCACGACAACCTGAAAAGTACTTTTCCTGATCAACCCGCCCGTCCATAAGCGGAGACAGTTCCCCGCTGTTGAACGCACTTAGCATTGTCCGTGAACGAGCCGCCATGTCACAAGGCCCTCACTGCAATCCACGAACTATCGGGGAACTGCACGGGGGGCAACTGAATAGCGTTGGCGTGTTTGGCGCGGCGTATTGCTTGAGCATACATATTGCTGGCCAGCTTTACCATTTCACCCGATTTGGTGAGTGTCATTGCGGATTGTGAGGCCATTGACGCCGACACAACATCAGAGAACGTTGGCGACCAAATGTCAGGGCTTGTTGTCACGTCGCGTGCATAAGTTATGTTCAGCGGCGCAGAAATATTGGTGAGGATTGCGTCACCTTGCATTTCGTAA